TGTAATATGGCATGAAGATGTTCTTAAATCTATGGGCATAAAGATCCTGAAATAATGTATAAATAGTAGTATGGAAAATTCACTATTTCACAAATTAGAGGTTGAAGCATACCGTAAAGGTTTGCAGGCTAGATCTTTAGAAGCACGTAGATGGTTTAGAGGTAAGACCAAAGAACTATCAAGCGTGAATCGCAGAAAATTACTTAGAGATCCTGCGCTAGAAAGAAAGAAACGGCCTGTACCTGGTGATATGTATATGTACTTTTACGATCCTAAACATCGTAAAACATTACCTTACTATGATGCGTTCCCTCTTGCTATTATGGTTGAGCCGACACGTGATGGATTTTATGGATTAAATCTGCACTATCTTTCACCTATGCTTCGTGCAAAGTTTCTTGATAAGTTGATGGAAACAGCAAACAATAATAAATTTGATGAAACAACACGGCTTAATATTAACTATAACATACTTAAGTCTGTGTCTAAATATCGTGAATTTCAACCATGTTTTAAACGCTACCTAACTAAAGGTATTGAAGGTAATGTTGCACGTGTAGAGCCACCTGAGTGGGACATAGCAATCTTCCTTCCAACTGAACAGTTCCGTGGCAAGAATAAGACGCACGTTTGGGGCGCTTCGAAGAGGATGATATAAATGGCATTACCTGCTGGCATTGACGCTTTAAAGTCAACAATTGGCCGTAGAGGTGGATTAGCAAAGGGCAATAGATTTGCTCTTTACATTTCTCATCCTGCAAAGAAACCTTCATTACTTAATACTGATATAGAAGGTATTTTTAATAATGCTGCAAGGTCGTTAATTAGTGGCGGAAGTTTATCTTTAAAAAGTTTTATTGAAGACCCACGTGATATGTACCTTTTATGTGAATCAGTAACTATCCCTGGACGACAGATTGCAACTCAAGAGCATTTTACAGATGTAAAAGCAATTAAAAAGCCATATGCATATATGAATGAAGATGTCAATATGGTATTCCATTTAACTAATGATATGTACATATGGAATTTTTTTAATACATGGCAGCAAGCAATTATAGATCCATCTGGAAATAGAACAGTATCGTTTTTAGATGATATTGGATCAGAAGTACTAATACAAATTATGGGAAATACTGACTATATCCCAGTTAAAACAATTAAACTAAAGAATGCCTTTCCTACTACTTTAGGATCGGTAGAACTTTCTAACACAGCTGAAAACCAAACTCTTCGTTGTAACATTACAATGTCATATGAAGATTGGGAAGAAGTTGGAACACTTGACGGCTTTTCGAATTTGGCAGGCCGCGCAACAGATCTTATAAGTAACTCAGTAAACCTTGTAAGAAACATTGGTAAATTATTCTAGGAGTGATGTGAAATGGCTTTACCAAAGCTGAATACACCAAAATATTATACAAAGGTACCGTCAACTGGTACTGATGTAGAGTTTAGACCATACCAGGTCAGAGAAGAAAAAATGTTAATGATTGCTGCTGAATCTCAAGATGAGCGGCAAACTATTAATGCAATGAAAGATCTTATCAGCGCATGCACCTTTGGTGCAGTTGATATTACAAAATTAACTATGTTTGATCTTGAATACATTTTTGTAAAATTGCGTTCTAAGTCAGTAGGGGAATCTACTACTATTGGGATGAAGTGTAAATCATGTAGTCATCAAAATGATGTAAAAGTTTCACTTGAGGATGTCACTGTAAATTTAAATCAAGATTTAAATTCTAACATTGAACTAAGCGACGGAATAGGTGTTACTATGAAGTATCCTGGTGTTAATGACGTTATGGATATAGACAGCAATCTTAGTGATGTTGAAAAAATGATGGGAATGGTTCGTGCTTCTATCGATACAATTTATACAAGTGAAGAAGTATTTAATATAAAAGATCAGTCAACAAAAGAAGTAGATGAATTTATCGATTCGCTTACATCTAAACAGTTTGATAATATTCGTAATTATTTAGAAGAGATGCCATCGGCACAACTAAAAGTTGATTTTAATTGTGAATCTTGTGATGAACATAATGAACAGATAGTAAAGGGCACTGCAAATTTTTTCTAATTGCCCTCTCCCATGACTCACTTGTTAACCATTATCAAGTGAATTTTAATATGATGCAGCATCACCAATATAGCTTGAAAGAGTTAGAAGAGATGCTACCTTGGGAAAGAGAAGTCTATGTTACTATGTTGTTAGAACACTTGAAAGAAGAAAGCGACAGGCAAAAGCAACAACAAAGAAGATAGCATGGTGAAGGCGCTAAAAAGGAACAAATAAATGAGTTTAGCTGAATTAACAAATCAAATGGAAGAAAATAATCGGGCTACGTATGAGGTCGAAAGACACACGCGTAATGCCAGAGCTCATTTGTTAGAAATTAAAAAAACTATGGCGGCCTCGGTTGGAGTTCAAGCGGCTATAGCGCTTTCAGTCAGTAACCTAGTAGATGTACTGACAGGCAATCGTCTGGCTGAATTAGAAGAAAAACGAGAGATGCTTCGACTTCTTCAAGGTCTAGGAAGCGGTGATGACGATAAAGAAGGTCCTAATCAATTTCAAGGTCCTGATGGTACTGGTAGTCTTATGGCACTTGGTGCTGGATTGGCAGCTGCTGCTCTTGCGTTAGGTACTTCTCTTGGTATGCTTCAAGGGCAAGTTACAGCGATAAAGGCCTATACTAAAGCTTTAGTCCCTGGATCATTTACAAAACTTATTGATGATATGAAGCTTAAATGGACCACTCAAATAGACAAGCTTAAGCTAGGAGTTACAAATAGAATTGCTTCTTTAGGTACAAGTATTGGTGTATTTTTAAATAATATAAAAGGCAAATTTGTAATTAATCCTGATAGCGTTCTAGGTAAGCAAGTTGCAAAAATCAGCGGAGTGTTTACCACTATAGGCGCAAGGATAAAAAATATAATTACTCCGATTGAAACTGCGTCGGATATTATTAAAACAAGTATTATGGGTCCTGCAAATAAAGTAAGATTTTGGTTTAATAGTGTTGCAACAAAGGTTGGCCGATTTGGTGGAATCGTTACTAAAATTGCTGGAGTTGTTGGTAAAGTATTTGCTCCTATTGCTATTGTAACAACAGCATGGGAAACAATTACAGGCATTATTGAGGGATGGAAAGAAGATGGATTCTTGGGAGGTCTTAAGGGTGGTATCGAAGGATTTGCAACATCTTTAATTACTATTCCTTTAGATCTAGTAAAAGATTTAGTTGCATGGGTATTAACAAAATTTGGATTTGATAAAGAAGCAGAATTACTAAAAAACTTTTCTTTCACGACATTGTTTACTAACATGCTCGATGGTCTATTTGAATTTATTTCTAGTGCGGTTGACTGGGTTAAAACACTATTTACAGATCCAGTTAAAGCTATTAAATTATTGTGGCAAGGTCTATATGGCGAAGAAGGTATAATTAATACTATAATATGGAAGCCTATATCTAAAGCTATTAATTGGATAATGGAAAAGTTTGGTTGGAAATCTGACGATCCTAATGCACCAGACTTCGATTTATATACATTTGTTAAAGATACATGGAAAACTGTAGTAGCTCAAGTAAAAGCTGGATTTAAATCATTCGGGAACTGGATAGCAAGTTTACCGGCACAGTTAAAATTATTTGCATATGAAACAATTAGAAAAGTACCTGTTGCAGGTGCACGAATAATCAGCGATGAAAAACTAGCTGCAGCCGAAGCAGCTGTTGCAGCCTTTAATGTACCTATGGCAACTTCTGGTTCAGAACTCGCAACTACAGAAGCAGATATTGCCGATACAGTAGCAGCTAATGCAGGAATGAATGGTCCTCCAGGTACTGGTGGAAACTCAACTGTTCAGCTCGGAGGAGACAGTCTGACCGTTGCAACCGGAACACCTAAAGCAGCATCTTCTGAATCAGGACTTCCACAGGATATATATGGCGGTTATGGAAATATGACTCTAGAGCAAATACAGGCTATGAGTGGTGGATAAAAAAAAGGGGAGCCGAAGCTCCCCTTTTAAGTTAAGCAGAATTAGCTAACTTATTAAAATACGATAATGAATCATCATCATCTGTATCATCAGCAGCCTGTGGCGTAAAGCTAGGTTGCTGAGGTGCAGGTTCTGGTGCAGTATTAAACGTTGGAGCTGATGCAGTTTCATCAAGAGATACAGCTTCCGCAGTAGTCATTACTGCTCCTTCTTCACCAAGAACTCGATTCAATTTAGCTTTGAGCTCATCATAAGTTTTAAAGTTCTTAGGATCAGTAATCTCAGCTAGACTATACAGAGTATTATATACAGACTCAAGTTTAGCATCATCATCATATAATGCACGTTGACCAGCAAACTCAGACTTATCATAGTTACGATATCCAGCAACTTGTTGGATCTTAAGTTTAAAGTCAGCGCCTTCCCAGAAATCATAAGGATTTACAGGAGTTTCATCGGCAAATGCTGGTTGCATAACATCCATAATCTTATCAAAGATTTTCTTACCAAACGTATAAAGAAATACTTTACCGTCATTGGAAGGATTAGATGGATCAGATACAACCATAATGTTTGACACATAATGCAAACGACGTTTACGATTACGTGCAATTTCTTTGTCTTCATCACGACCAGAATTCCATAGAACACTGTTCATTTCTGAAACAGGATCGTCTTTACCAATAGTAGTCAAAGAGTTTTCGATATACCATTGACCAGTTGGTCCTTTAAAACCATGATCCCAGTAACGAACCCATGGAAGATCTTCACCTGTGGGTGCAGGCAAGAAGCGAATAACAGCATAGCCATTACCAGCTTTATCAACAGTTGGTTTCCAGAATCGGTCATCAACATATGATTGTTTTTGTGAACCACCGACAGCCTCAGCTGCTGCTGTAAGTGATGCGATATCAGTACGATTACGTTTTAGATTTGCAAAAGACATTTATATTTTCCTTGTATTGCAGTGTATGTTTATGTGATTTGATATGGTTATTATAACACATATCGCCTATGATGTAAACACTTTAAAGATAATTTTTTTCATTTTATCTGTATTCACGTTCATCAATAAGCTATATTTCCGGATCTTACGTGACACATCTGGCCACAATATAGGATCCGAAACCGTCTTGTCCGCCCTACTCATAAAGCTAGTTAACTTATTTAGAATAGCAACTGACTCTATATTTATATCATTAGATAAGTAGGCTTCGACAACTTTTGGATATTGGTTGCCAAGGTCAAACAGCTGGTCAAAACTTTCTACGTTTACTTTCTCAAGATCTTGTTGAAAGTTATATCCCATGGACTCTGTTCTTTTTTGCCAATCACGATATACCTGTTCATCACTAAGCATATCGCCAACCCAATTATTATCTGCAACAAAATGTGCAGCATAGTAATTGATTAGCTCGGGTGGTGTATCAAACATTCTACCAACCTTTGCAAAGAAGTATTTGTCTTTACGTTTCCAAAAGGTTTGTGGTTTAGCAGATGTTTTATAATTATACTTTGGTGCATTATAAGACTCATTCTCAAAATGCAGCTTCAAAGACTGATAATATCTGTAAGCTTCAAAGGGTTCCATTCTCATACCGGTGTTCTCTCATATTAATTGCACGATCGATGTATACTATATGCCATTCTTTGGAGTATACGTCAAGAGCAGCAAACGATTCATGTGAATGATCTGCTGCATCCATTAGACTATGAAATCCAGGTGGCATAGCATCTAGCTGGCCAATAAGATCTCGATTAAGAGTTAAACACCTTTTTACCTTCATGTCTTTTTCATCCATGTAAGTAATAGTATATACTCTGTTTTCAAGCATCTCTATTAAGTCGAATTTATCATAGTGCAAGCTCATATGGGAAGTCTGGCTCCTCCGCCTTTTATTGCATTTACTTCAAGTGCTTCAGCTTCAATCTTACTTATAATGATTGGACTCAATAAGCGCTTAATATCTTCAGGTGGTAACTCACGTTCTTCGCATACAATAAGTACTGCATCAATATAAGGAACTGTTAGTTCTTTTACTTTATCTTCAACCATTGTCGAAAAACGTTTCTTTGTTATAATTGGGGTACTATTTTCCCCATTTGTAGAAGTGGTGATCGTCGATGGTTGTAATGTAATCAAGAGATTTGCTCCAATATGGTTTAATGTTTTTAGAGTGGTAATGAGTACTACCGTGAGTTATATCGAATCCTTTATTATATAAGTCAACCGCGATTACTGTTCGGTGCAATGCATCTAACCAGGCATCTGGTTCACGAGGTTTATCTGATAGACCATCGCAATACCAACTGAATTGACATTTGTTTCTACGAATAGATCCATCTTTATTTTTTACACTTTGTTTAACTACGTCACAGGTATTATTAGGATACCTTTTGTCAGCAACACGATTAAGAACTGTATGAGTTACAGCAATACTACCATTCGGTGATTGATTGCGTGACTCAAAATACGAGTTCAAAACCAAACAGTGCATATCTACAGACTCAAATGAAATTGGTGTTTCTTCAGCCTGTGCTTGAGATGAAATGAGGAGAGAGATAGCAACAGTAAAACACTTTATCATTTGTCTAGTATCCTTAATAGAATACAGTCGGTATTAATGCGACCGTTTGGTTTTGATTCTTTTGTAGTCAACTTACTCCATGCAGTATTAATCTGCCTAGGAGTTTTTGACTGAGCAATTTTAATGAAGTCTTCAGGTTTACGTAACCTGATCTTCCGAGAGTTATCAGGATCAAACCCTTGAAGAGTTGTCCCTTTAACTGAGAACCCGTCCACTTTTCCTGACACGTATTCGGTAATTTCTCGTGTCTTGGCATTAAAGACATATAGTCTATATGAGCCAACTATTGAGATTGGATTGATAGAGACTAACTTATAGTCATTATCTTCCTTCTTGTACTTCATATTAACGACTTGCTTATCTGCCGACTTCACACGAGGTTTACGAACCTTACGTGTGGCAGCACTTGCAGCTTTCAGTTTATCACAATCAGCAAGCATCAATTCGACGTGTTTAATACGCCGTCTCATAACAGAACGCTTGATATGTGAATAGCCTTCCACGGCCTGGTCACAGCGCTTGTGATAAGCATCGTTAAAGTCAAGAAGCCATCCCTCAAGTACTCGGCGAACGGGTTCAGCCGCTTTACCTGTTAGACCGTGGTAGCGAAAACGATTATATAAATCGAAGTCAGCTTCTTCTCCACCGATCCACGAATCTTCCAGGTCATCAAGATCAGACATAATAGTATTATTAAGCTTCTCTTGATATCGCTGAAGTGGAGTTAACACGACTACATTCAACTTTTCTTCTGCTATCTCAGATTTCTCTGCAAGTATTTTTTTACCTGCATCAATGGCGAAATCTAAGAAGCGTCTGACAGCATCATGACCATCATAAAACGACTCTACTTCAACTTTCTTTACGCTGCCATCAGCTTGATATTGATTCTGAATAATCATACGTTTTTCAAAATCAAGACCGGAATTAATCCAGTGCATACAGGCAGCGATATGTGTTCTAACGGTGAACACATAATCAGGACATGCCAAAATAGCCTTTGCATCTAATTTAGAGCAGTTCTTTTTAACGTACTCTTTCATTAGCTTGACTCCATCTTTACGATCGAGATCAATATGAAAATAATCTTTGCAGTACATAAAGCCTTTGTCGATAGGTGCTGCGGCAACACCAGTCTTCGGTCGTCTTTTTACTACTACTGCTTTTTTCTTACGCATAGCCATAATGTCATCTCCTCATTTATAAGTTATTCTAACACAGTTTAAAGGTAATGTACACAGTTAATTTGCGTTTTAAACAACTTTTTTTACTTTATCAAATAGGAATGACCTCCACCCTTGAGCATTAACATCATAACATTTGATTGCATTGATAGTTGCATCAACGCCTTCACGAACATTACCATCGCTCTTTGGATGTGCTGAGGTTGGAATAATATCCATATTCAATGTGCAATCCATTTCACGCTCATCGCCATTTACCTTTGTAAAGGTGACAGTAATTACTCCTTCACGAAGTTGTTTTAAGATCTCGTCTCTAGTCATTCACAATTCTCCTTTTTCATATTGTGCATTAATATATTCGCTATATGTCATTACAAAGATTTTTTTATCTTCTGGTTGACCAGCCTGTACCCAATCATCACGATTAAAAACAGTGCATTCTAAAATCATTTTTTCTAAATGATCAGCTGAATCACGTATCGCAGAAACAATATTCCATAGATCTGTAATACCAGTATCTAAATTCCCTGAACTAACAAGAGAATTAGTATTTGGAATACAGTGAGCTTCAAACTCATTAGCAATTACAGTATGCCAATCAGACTTTGATGTCTCAACTGGATCATCTCTGCCTTCAACAAAAACATCTGTTTGAATGCCTTCACCATCAAGTGAAGTATAAATGTCAACTTCTAAGGGCATTTTAGCCTCTCCTCATTCTAGCGTATTCTTTTGGATCATCGCCTCTTCCGACCGGAACGAGGTTTGATTTGTGCATCGTTGCGATTCCGACAATGTAGTCTCCAGTATATTGACTAGTTTGTCGTTTAGGCGCGTTGCCACAGATGACGTCCGACGTCGGGATTGTGCGATCGCCCTCTGTGTTGCGTTTAATCGATTTGGCTTTTTCAAGTGTAACGTTCTCCTTTTTCCTTGATCCATTTGGATCTATTCCCATTTTACGAAGAAAAGCTTCATGCTCTGCTTGGGCTTTTTTCCAACCAGGAGATTTCTTCTTCTTAGATTTACCATGGACTTGAACGCCCTGTATCATATGCATACTCATTCTGTGTATCTCCTATCAACAGCAGAAGCATCCCACACATATGGCAGCTTCTTATACTTTGGTCCAAAGATAACGACATCATCATCGCCAACTTCACTAAATACACGATCATCATAATCGCGGTGGATATAAACTGGACCACCAAAGATC